CAATATGATTTTTCTTAGCCCTATTTAGTTTATCTAAATATTTCGCTTCGAGAATAAAAAGTTCCTTCATGCTACAGTAACTCCTACTGTATCACCTAACATCATAATATCAGGCGCTTCTTGCCAACCAGATGATTGTAAAGTTTCAATATTAAAAGTAGAGTTAGTGTCCCAAATAAGGTTATTTATTTGAATTGCCGAAATAGTATCAGATGCCCTATTATTGGATTGTCCTGCATATTGGAATTCATGCAATTCAGTCATATCTAAAAATTTTTCAAAGGACTTTCTTGCTTCTGCTTTATCTTTAGCATCAAAGATTAATTTTGCTTCCAGTCCATGAATACTTTTATATTCAACAGAAACTTTATGTATCATGCTGCTCTATCCATAGTAGTTGTGTTAGTAATAGTTTCATACAACGTTTCAAATTCTTCGTGCTCCTCTACCTCGGAATTAAAGTTTTGCTTGTGATAAGTCTTTGCCATTCGACGGAATGTCTTCTTAGACAAATTTTGTTCATCACAAATATTCTTGATTGCTTCTCTAATAAAATCACGTTCTGCGTCAATGCGAGTCATTGAACCGCTGATTTCTTTCATACAATCTAGAATAGCCTTACGATCTGCTGGGCTACTGGGTACTGTCATAATATATCTCCTAACGACGCATAGATGCGAAGTCCTTAGCCTGATCTTCACTAAAGACGGGTTGTAAACAAGATTTGTGAACAATTGAAACACCAATGACCTTGTCACCGGTATACTGAGGTGCAGCTTTCTTGGCTGCTACAGATACACCAGTATCAACGCTCTTGATATGGGATGTGGTATCTCTACCATGAGGAATTTTCGGCATGACAATAGGTCGAGTAAGTGCTCGAGCCTGCACTGCCTTCTTCGGTTGCAACTTTTTCTGTAGCTGCTCCCATTCTGCTTCTAAAGCCAAAGCTTGACGCTTGGCTTCTGCAGAAGCAAACTTTACCTTACCTTTTTTCTTACCAGTTGTAGAAAGCCAAGGACCTACAAGATGCATTGTCATAATATACTCCTATCAATTAAATCATATTATAATGTCAACAGTATTACTTGTCAAATGCCCTGTATTTCATAAATCCTACGTTTCTAGAGTCATAAATCGGGGATTTTGGTATTTCACCGGTCACAGACCACTCACTTTGTTTTGGTAGGTCCCTTTTAGGTGGCCTGAAACGTTCAATTAATTTGCGGAAGGGACCGAAGATTTTTTTACTGGGGATTTCTTTTTCTGTTCTACTACAGATTGTTGTTTCTCTTGAACTGGTAACAGTCCTGGAAATGCTTCGAACACTAAATCATAAGATAATGATGGGTATTTTGTCTCAAGCTTTCTATCTTTAGCTAGACATACAGCTTCTGCTTCTTGCCAATGAATACCTTCAAGTAATTGAATAAATAATTGTTCTTTTCTTACTTTAGTTATGTTAACGTCAGCACGAGTCCAAATATAAAAACGTCTAAATTCTACAAACAAATTAGTTTCTGCATAACCATAAGGAATTTCTTTATCTTTTTTAAACGGTGGCTCACCTTCAGGCAAATTCATTTTTGCTAAAGGATGATAGTTGATCTCAAGAAGTCCCTTCAATGGAATTGAATCATATTTGCGCAGTACAGTTATTTTATCTGCTCTGGATTTAACTTTCTCTACTTCTTCGAACACTTGTGGTACTAGTGTCTTCATTAAAAATCTCCAATGACATCCATCATGTTCTTCATTTTATTCATGATGAAATAGTTTAACAGTTGACTCTTGTCTTTATTCGGTTGATTGACAAAGTTATTTATAATTGCATCTTTTACTTCGCTTGGAATTCGAGTAAAGTCAACCATTGTCTTGTTACGCTCATAGCGTTTAACAAAGTCCGGATCACTTGGCATAGATGCCGGATTGTCTAACCACTCCGATAACTTCTTCGACGAGATGGGTTTTTGTCGTTCGCCAGCAATGATCGAGTCGTCTCCGGATAAGACGTTCGGGACTCCATCTCCTTTGTCGCCTCTGATTGTATGTTCCAATACATATCTTTCCGGCGTTGTGTCAGCTTTAACATATTTCTTTTGAATTGATGAGAATTGTTTGACATTCTTATATTTTTGTAATTGGATAAAGTCATGATCTCCAGAAATAATCAAAAAAGGTTTCGGGTCGCCTTCAGCAAAAGGTGAAGCATTAGCAAGGTCATTTGTCTGCGACCATTCTGCTAACACCGCAATGACATCATCTGCTTCTGCACCGTCAACATCAACGACTTTGTAGGGAAAGACCGCATGTAGCTCTGCTCTAATGGTAGCAAGTGTGTCAAAGATCAATTTCCAGTCATAGCCGGAATCCTCACGGGCTTTCTTTCGACCTGCTTTGTAGTATGGAAAGACTTGTTTGCGCCAATAGTTTCTATTGTCACATGCAATGACCAAGTCGCCAAAGTCTTTACCAAATTTAGTCTTGTAACTGCGAATAGAATTGATAATCATATGCCGAATCAATGGCACATTAATTTCAACATCGGTTCGGTTACCAATCTCCATCATAATATTGGAGATGGCTGTCTGATTAAAATCAATTACTATCACTTTCTGTTACCTCAAAAATTTCATCATTAGCTAAGGGATTCAATCTAAAAATTAAATTGCTTTCAAATGCATTAATCGCCGGCTTCTCAAACTTAGTCATATCGAAAACATACAACTCCATTAGTTTAAGCAAACGCTCTGGAGTATTTGGAAACTCTTCAGTCACTAACCATTTCCAACCAGCTGGCACATAGACTTTTTGCTTATACTCTCTGGTCTCCGTATACATCTTTTGTTGATGAGATAATAAACGACCTTTGATGTTTTTATATGAACGACCAATGTAGTACGGATTCTCTTTATGTGGCGCACTGATTATGTATACACCCGGATGCTCATAATCAGAGTATAACTTCTCAGACCATAGCACTACTCGAACAGGCGGAAGTCGAATGCCAAGAAAGTCCGAGATCTCTTTTGTATGTTGCATTAATGTCTTCATTTTACGATCCTTACAATCAAGACGTCTGCGGACACTCGTCCATTTACTTCTCCGCCTTTGGTTTTTATATTATCCATGAACTTACGCAGTTGTACTTTGCCAGCCTTTATTAATTCTTCAAGCTGCTCTGCAGGTTTGCGAAGTGTTTTTACTTCCGATTGCTCCGGATCGTAGTTCTGTAACGACGACCCTTTGATTTGAATACCCTGTGCCGAGTCAGTTCTATATACCGAGAGCTTTCGAGTCTTGGTATTAAACAACCAAACACCTTGAGCTCCAACAATATCCATAGGATTTGTAGATGAAATATTAAGTTCATCATCTTTTGTCTTGTATTTAAGACCTTTGATCTGTTGAGCCGGTGTTTTTTGTCGAATTGTGCGAGGTTTGCGATTAGCTTTCTTAAATGCACCGTATTCGTCACAATCTTGAATCATCTTAGCAAAGAACCTTGCCACTTCCTTCTTGCTTGTCTTCTTATAATGAGCAAATGCTTCGTTTAGTTGAGCATCTTTACCCTCAGCGATCTCGATCCACTCTCGTAGCTTGTTTTTTGCCCAGTCTTGAATGCGAGACACGTAAGCTTGAGGTATTTCTTTTGCTTTTAGATCAGATGCAAGCGAAAATTCAGTCCCTTCACTAATGAAGTCATCGTAAGCACCCTCCAAGGTGCCAATGTAATTGGTAATCTTCTCATTCATGGCTTCCTGAATGCTTGGCTTACTAGAAAGTATAACGACTTTCGCCGGAGCCGGCGTATTAACTGTTTGTAGTATCGTAAACAAGTAATTATTGAAGTTTTCGACGTGATAATCACTAAGTTTAGCACCTTTGCTCAAAATTCGAGCAATCCAACCATAAGTCGGTCGAATTTCTTTGTCAGAAACCTTATCAAAATCCTTCAGATCAGCTGCTCGATGCTTTTTTACGTATTCTCTCAAGAATTTTCGAGCATCTGCCTTATTACCATCAATAGAATACCAATTCATGGCACTAATGAACAGAGTCGAGTATCGTTCAACACCGGCAACGATCTTCGTTGCATCAGGTTCATGTCCAACTACGACGTTTTTCGGATTTGCTACTCGCTCTGCTCTTGCCATCACCAACTCCTAGAAAGAAATTTGCATAATTGAATCAAAACGAACCGATCTCCAATCACTTTTTTCCAAATCCCACACCGAAACTACTTCTGGTGAACGTTTTTTCTCTACACCAGTCGTATTTTCAATAATTGGAACAACCTTTTGATCCAACGTCGCCTTCATTTCCCTTATAGTACCATCTTTCTTATTGAAAGTCAAGCGAACTTCACCCATTTTTAGATGCGAAACCAGCCAATTTCGAAATATTTTCTTATCTTCATCGCTGGCAGTGGCATAAAATCGTATATCTGCATCAATCATAATCAATTATCCTGTAAAATCCCTAAAAACATACAATATTCTTCAAGGTTTCGCAATACGAAACCCGGTTCACCCATCGTAGTCGGAGCAATCGAGTACACGAACCCCTCTTTCTTCAGTAATTCTTCGATTTGCACTCGAGACCATTTATCCGTAGCCCAGATCATGCATTCCTTCTCAACCAAAGTATACTGAGGTCTTTCCTTATACATCACTTTCTCCAGTAGTTGAATCAAGTCCACCAAGAAATCTTTACTGATACCACTCTGATTAAATCGACGAGCAGAATCCAGGTATCTAATTGCATCAGATATCGTCATCATCTTTAAGTATCTCCAAAGGA